GTAGTAGTGAAGGTTAGGTTTTCGGACTTGGTAGAATTTAAAGAGGAGGCTTAGGCCTCTTTTTTTTCTCGGTGAGGTCATGGTGACGTCAAGGTGATGTCAAGTTGCGAGAAGTTTGATAGTATGATTCCCTCAAACGGGTAGCACGTCGGGTTCACGAGCCACATATAGATTTAACTTTCTGACGAAAAATTGAGGTATGGGGGTATATATTTATATATACTATATAGCTTTATAGGAGATGTAGTTATGCCTTCCCTACCTATGCGTACCAAGAAAACAAGTTGTCCTCTCCTTTCTAAGTTTGATCTATACAGCTGCCAATTTCTAGCACGGTTACCACCTATACCCCCTCACCCTCTATACTAATATAAAAAAAAGATTTTCATTTTCCAACTCTACTTTTTTGGTATTTTTCCAGAAAACTAAGGGGAAAAATTTTGACAATTTTTTGTATATGTGAACAATATATATTTATAGGAAATGGCAATAATGAAAAAAATAGATAAAGCCACTCTTTTTAGTATTTTTGAAGTAGGAGATGAGGAAGTCTACAAGGAGAATGGTGTAGATGATATTCTTCACAATACCTATATCCTTTTTGGAATGACAGTAAAAGGTGTGGAGAATTATTTTATAATGGAGCAGATGTATCAAAACAGATACGGAGAAACCTTCTCTACGGTAAGGGATTCCATTAAGTTAAAGTACTTTATAGGTCTTATGAGATACCTTGAGAGAATTGATTTGTCACAGTCAGATACGCTTTATGATCTTAAAGATTTATTCGGAGAACAGTCCATAGATTATGCATTAAAGGAAATGATAGATTTTTTTGAAGAGGTAGAAATGTATGAGAATTGTGCACTTTTAATGAGGTTTTTTAAGATATTTTTTCCTAAAAATAGTTGGAAGTTACAAGATTAGTTCGTATATTTAAGTATAATTATAAAAACAAAGAGGTTATGGGAAATTTATTTTTAAACATTGTACAGAATTATTTTATTGTTGGAGTGGTATTAGCAGTTGTTATTGATATTGCTATTAGAGTAATCCAAGTGAGTAGACCATTTAATTTAAAGGATATCGCGATAGTGGCATTAGCTTGGCCTATTGTTGTTGGTAGTCTTGCATCAGATTTTATTAACGGAGATTTCTAATGATATTAGATTATTTAATACCTTACCTAGGAATAGGCATTATAGTTGCCATTATTACAGATATTTCCATCCGGGAATTAAAAACAAGTGAACCATTCACTTTTTTAGAAATACTAACCTGTATTATTATTTGGCCTTTTATCCTTTACCAAATAATAAAAGGATTTTTTAATGGAGATTATTAATTAGAATTAAAAAGTTATGTTTAGAGATAAAATAAGTCTTTTGGAGGCCATGTCTTTTGAATCAGTAGGAGACATTACGATTGTCGATGCTTCACCAGAGTCTCTTCCTCCTTTTGGAGAAAACGGAAAGAGATGGAAAGAAGCTTTTATAACTCTTCAATCCAAATACAGACATATATCTCCAGATAAACTCCTTAATTTCCTTTCTGCAAAATACCTTATAGAGATAAATGAAGGAGTTATAGATCAGGATACAAATACCTTTTCCTGGAGATATCTTTATGGTGTAGAAAATACCAAGATAAAAGAGAAATCTATAGATAATATCGAATATGTTTATATTTTGGTTAATCCCGGTTACCCTTCCTTGGTTAAGATTGGAGTAACCATTCATGATGTTAATAGGAGAGTCACGTCTATTAACGCTACTGCCACGGTAGAGGAGTGGATTCCAAAGTTTGCTCTTCCTCTAAGAAAGGGTACGGCTTTTAGGGTTGAACAGGCTGTTCATACCTTCTTTGCCCCTCAAAGGGTTTCCTCCGATCTTGGTTCTTCTAGAGAGTTCTTTACCCTTGATCCTTTAACGGCTTTTGACAAGGTGAGGGAGATAGGAGCTATGTTTATGGTTGGTAATCCGATTATTTTTTAATATATTAATAGATTATATGAGAGTATTTAGGGAAATAGAAAGGGGTATATATAGGAATGCGCGGCGATTCGTCAAGGTATTTTACCGCCTTACTAACAAGAGTTGTTTCCCAAAAATAAATTTCATAACTTCTTCATATAATAAAACGATATTTAAAATAATTAATAATAAAAATTTAATAAATCAAATAAATAAAATGAGAAATAAAGACGTAGTTCAAATTAAATTAGAACGATTAGAAGCAGAAGTTAAAAATATTGGATATAATATACATAAAGGAGAAAGAGATATTGCTTATGCAAAAGTATCCGAAGTTCTTGAAGCTATAGGAGATATCCGTACCTTACTTAATACCGAACACCAAGACTAATGAATCTTTCAGCAGAACAAATACAAGCAAATTGGGAGAAGCATCTTAAGATTGTAGATACTTTTATTACCGGTGATAGAAAAAGTAGATTAAAAGATCTATATACTGTCCTATCTGAAGAAATGATCATGGCTCCTGCTTCGGGTAAACCTTCCTTTCACAATGCTTTTCCAGGAGGATATATTGATCATGTTAATCGTGTGGTTCATTGTGCTTTAAAGACTAAAGCTTTATGGGAAGAAATGGGAACTACTATTGATTTTACTGATGAAGAATTAGTTTTCTCTGCTCTTAATCACGACTTAGGTAAAATAGGTTTTAAAGGACAGCCTAACTATTTACCTCAGACTGATCAATGGAGAAAAGATAAATTAGGAGAAATTTATACTCACAACTCGGAATTACCTTTTATGTTAATACAAGATAGATCTTTATTTATTCTTCAGAAAAATAGGATAGAGATGTCAGAGAATGAATTCCTTGCTATTAAATTACATGACGGATTATATGATGATGTAAATAAACCATACTATATCACCTTCAATCCAGACTCTAAATTAAGAACTAATCTACCATATATTCTTCATCAAGCTGATTTCTTAGCTTCTAAAATAGAATATGATAGATGGAAAAATACACAACCTGCTCCTGCTCAAACTCCTGTTAAAACAAGAACAAGTACTGGAAAACCAGCTGTAAGTTCTCCTGGTCTAGCAGCAGCATTAAAAGCAATTTAATATGATATATGCATTATTAATCCTAGTAATCTTAGTTTGTGGTTACGTTATATGGAATTTAAACAACAAACTATTAAAAGCAGAAGATATCATAGAAGAACAAATTGACTATCTAAGAAAGGTTTCGTTAACAATACAAGAATCAAACATATACATTAACAAACTAGACGAGAAAGGACATTTTAGAGCTGATGATGAAGTAGGAACGTTTTTCGATTTTATGAAAGAAATTCAAGACTTAATAAATTCCTTCCGTCTCCCTAAAGGATATGGAAAAAAAGAAACCAGCCAACAGTAATTACTACTTTACACAAGAAACAGAGGATGCAATAGTACTTTATAATGCGTCCTCTGACCCTGTTTTCCGGAGCAGGTTATTCTCTAAAGAACTATACTACCCGTTTTATAAGATGATTGAGAATATCATTCATACTTTCAAATTTTATTATATGGATGTGGAAAGTGTTGAGGATCTCAAGCATGAAGTAATGGCAGTTATAGTTGAAGAAAAGTTAGGAGGATTTAATCCTGAGAATGGAGCAAAAGCTTTTTCTTATTTTCAGACTATTATTAAAAGATGGTTAATTCAATATAACAATAATAACTATAAGAAATTAAAACAAGTAGGTTCTTTTGATGAAATACACGATTCTTATGAAAGTAATATAGATGATATAAGTACAAGGAAAATACCTATCGCTAAAATGGTAGATTCTTTTGTAGAGAATTGCTATGATAATTTTGAGGAATTATTCCCTAAAGAACAAGATAAAGAAGTAGCAGATGCAGTATTAACCTTATTTAGAACTAGGTATGATGTAGAAATCTTCAAGAAGAAAGCACTCTATATTTACATTAGGGAAATGACTGAATGTGAAACTCCTACCCTCACTAGAGTCATTAATAAACTAAGAGATGAATTTATCCTTATGCAAAAAAATTATATAGATAGCGGGATTATGGTAGAATATAATCTTACCTAATATTTATTAAATAAATAGAGTATGGGATTAGAAACAGTAATATTCGGCAAAAAGACAGTATCTGATGTACTGAAAGAGGTATATGATAATTCCAAAAGAAAAGAATTACAGATTAACGCCCTTATTGGTGAGTTAAAACCTTTAGTTAGTGATGTAGGAGATGCAACTCTTGTTGTACCTATGATTAAAGAATACCTTGAGGTAGGTGTTAAAAACGATGAACACCTTATTAAAATGCTTGCTATAGTTCAGAGAATGGAAGGTGGAGGTAAAGCTACTGAAGCAGACTTCTTCAACCCAGAAGAATTAGCTAAATTAATGGAACAGAGTGAGGAGTTAGGTAAAAAATTAGACGATGCAGAATTATAATTTTTATAAAGGCAGGTCAGGGAAGAATAGCGGAACTTCTAAGTCATCAAGTAAGAAGATAGGAAGAGTTATAAAAATCTTAACAGACCTATCAGATCCTGACTGCGAAAATTCATCTATGATAAATGGAGTCTTCTATCGAGAGATAACATCAAATCAAAACGAAGATTCAGCAAAATCATTACAATTCGCATATCAAGCTAGTACCGCTTTTAAGAAATTACCACTTCCTGGAGAATTAGTAAAATTAGAGAAATCAGCAGGAAAAGGTAGTGCAACATCGCCAGGTACTAAAAGAACATATTGGGTAGATATTATAAATGTATGGAACCATCCACACCATAGTGCATTACCAGATACCAAGCAAAGTGATTGGCAAAGTGATTTATTAGGCGGTATTGAAGAAGTACGAACAATAAACCAACTGCAACCCAACCCGGGTGATACAGTTATAGAAGGTAGATTAGGTCAAAGTATTAGGGTAGCAGGATACGGAGTACATAAGAGTATAGAAGGTATAAGTGGAAGTCCGTATATAGTAATTAGAAACGGTCAAATAAAGACAGATAATGGTATAGATCTTGTATATGAGAATATAAATGAAGATGCTAACTCACTATACTTTCTCTCAGATCATAAAATAGTACTAACTTCTGCAAACACTAAGAGAGATTCCTACAATCAAATACCTACTACATCTGACCAATTTAAAGGAAATCAAGTAGTTATTAATGGAGGAAGATTATATTTTAATGCAAAAGAAGAAAGTGCTTTTATATCTGCAAAGCAATCTATAGGATTAAACGCAAATAATATAAATCTAGATGCAACAGAGTATTTTTGTGTAGATGCTAAGAAAATTTATATAGGAGTTAAAGCAAGAACTGCAACTGCAAGTGTACAGCAACCAGCCGTATTAGGAAAACAATTAGAAAACTGGTTAGGTGCTTTATTAGATGCTCTAGATGCTGTTGCAACATCAATGACTAGTGCATCTGCTGTAGGAGCAGGACCTGTAACACAGTTAAACGTATCAGGACCTATATTAAAATCGACAGTTCAATCATTAAAGACACAGTACAAATTGTTTAAATCTAAAAAAGTATTTGTAGAATAATGGCATTACCTAAATTATCAGGAGTTATAGCAAGACAAGTTGGCTCTATTCAAGGAAAACTTGTAAGTCAAGTACAAGGACAAGTACTTAGTGTACTTTCTAAATTCTCAAGTCAATGTCCGAATGCGAA